CCTATAGTTTAACGGCTCTCCTGCTTTCATCCAATCAGGCAACTGGTTATATACAAATAATATCTTATCGTTGAATATCTCTAATCCAGTATCTTTATCTTCGGTAATGAATTTTAAGAAGTGGTTAGTTTGAGTAATTGTCTTTTTTAATCCAGCAATACCAAAAGCCGAAGTTGACCCAATTTGCCTAGGCTTACCAAAAACTACGGAATAACCACAATCAAATAAATAAAATAATATTTGGTGATGGACATAATACTTATCGGCAATATACTTTAATCGTCCAGTTGCTTCGGAAGCCTCTTGTAGAAAAGCATATTTATTAGCAAAATATAATGTATTGGTTTCTATCCTCGTCATTTCATCAACGACAAATTCTACTTTATCGTATCCGTTATGATTAGCAATATCATATCCTTTGGCTAACCAATCATTACATTGTTGGATATATCTATTGAATGGCTGATAGTCTATCCTAGACTGGAATCCATTATTTATACTATCTATCCAATCGTAAAATTCTTTTTTATGATAGATTATACTATCGGGTATCCAATCTTTCTTGCTTATTACATCAAAGCCATATTGGATAACATTTTCGTCTATATATAAATCTTCTTCGTTTATTATTTCGGGTTCAGGATAGACTTGCATGGGTCTATCTACTTCGATAATATCTATATTGTCTTGTCCGTTTCTCATTAATTCA